GACAAGAAGCTGCGCGAAACAGACCGCAAGGTGCTGATCGGGCTGGGATACTTTGCGAACCGTGCAGGCGTGTGCTGGCCGTCGATCAAGACCATCGAGCAAGAGATCGGGCTGACCGACAAGACCATCATGGCAGCGATGGAGCTGCTCGTCGTCAGCGGTTACGTGCGGCGACTGACGCCCGGCATGTTCAAGCAAAAGCGCGGCGCTTGGGGCTTCTCGAATAGGTACCAGCTGCTGTGGAATGGCGACGAGAAGGTGCCAGCGTATGAGGAGGTGCTCGCGGCCAATCTGTTGCAGCATCCAGACGACCAACTTCCGATTGAAGGATCGCACGCGCAAGGCCGGTGGGCCGAAAACAGTACACTAACACACAAACTGCTCGCAGCCTGGGCAAGCGGATACAGCCAAGCCACAGGAACGCCAGCGCCACCCGTGCCTGTGCTCTGGGCGCAGCGCATGGCGGAGGCTGGCGTCGAGCCTGCCGTGTTCCAAGCCCAAATCGCAGAGACAATCGGCACGGCTGGCACGCTGAACGTCCAACTCCCTACATTCCAAGCACTTGCGGCTGGTGCTATCAAGGACATACAAACCGCAAACGAGCGTATGGGGTCTACAACCAGCGAGGAGGGGTAGGGGGCTGTCGCGACTGTGCCCCGGATCGGCGCAGAGTGCGGGCGTATGAACGCGCACGCGCACGCAATATCGCCCCCGCACGCGCACGCGGTATGGACAGCCCGTGGAAAAACGACCCCTTGCCCCCCCCGCCTCGGCCTATGCGTTGGGGGGGATGGCGCGATATTTTTCCAGTTTTTTGCCGCCGCCTCCAACTTTTTTATCCACATCTCTTGCCAGCCCCCCCCGTCTGAGTTATCAACAGTCTGCGAGGAGGAGACGCAATCATGATAGATTTGAAAAACTTTGACACGATGTTGGCTACGGGGCGTATTACACGCTACCAATGGACAGGCCGAGACGACAATGGCCGTGTGACGGCTTGTATTTTAGCGGCGATCTTTCCACAAGCTGGGGCGGCAAAGAGCGCCAGCGTTTGCCCTTCCGATCAGATGTGGCCGTGGTTAGCGCATTTGACGCCGTGGATTAACGATTTTGGCTCAGAAGGCCTGTGGCAACAGGTCGTCCAGCGATACGCTAAGATATTACACAATCTGCATCGCTTGGATGCTGCTGACGGTAAACGGCTTGAGCTTGTATGCAAGCGGATTTTCGTATCGGAGGCGAGAAGTCATGCCAGGCCGGGCTTGCGTAAAACATTGGAAGCAATTGATTTAGTCATCGAGCTGATTGATCTGTCTTTGGCTTGTGGCGAGCCTACTTCTGACGAGCGGATACAGGCGTCAGTGCAATTGGATTTGGTGCTGGATCGTTTGGGGTGGTTGTCATCGTCGTGGCGGTTGTCATCGTCGTCCTCGTCGGCGTTGTCTGCGATGGGTTCGGTGCCAGATTCGGCTATTATATCGGCACGGAAGGCAGCGGATACGGCGTTTGAGGCTGCTGACGTGGGGACTTCGATGGAGGCGCGGTTTATAGCAAAGGCTGCGGCTTCTGACCGTATGATTGACGCTGTCTTGACCACTTTTGAGGCGGCGATAGCTGCGAAGGGGTTGCAATCATGAACTTTAATACACCGGACGATCTCCGCAAGCATTATGATACTGTGAAGGCCCGCATTGCTGCGGCTGCCAAATCACCACCGCCACAGGCACAGCCGTTGCTGGTTGTCAAGCCTGCGCCGCCCCCACCGATTGAGGAGGAGGCTGACCTCCGAGCGCCGCTGCTGGCTGGTGCACCTATTGGGCCGTCACGGGATCTTGTGGAGCCTGTTTTGCAGCGGCATCAGCTGACGTACAAGGATGTTGCCGGTCGGGACAGGCGGGGCCATGTTGTTGCGGCGCGGCATGAGTGCATGTGGGTATTGCGCCAGGCCGGTATGACATTGCCGAAGATTGGTCGATTTTTGCGTCGTGATCACACGACCGTATTGCATGGAGTTCTTCAACATGAGCGTAGACGTTAAACAACTTCTTGCGTCGAAAGAGCTGGAGCATGGTCGCGTTTGCGACGTGGCTGCCGCTGTTTGCGCCATGTGGGAAATCCTTGAAAACAGCCCCAACTATGCGACGATGACGGGGATCGAGCGCATGTCTGCTCACATGGTCATGATGAAGCTGGCTAGGGTTATGTGCGGTGGGCGTCTGAAAGACCATTGGGTTGACATGGTTGGGTATGCCCAGCTTGTCATCAACGAGATTGAGATGAATGAAAAAGATCAGCAGGCGTGACCTAATCAGCCGTGGCTCTGAGGGCCGCGAGGCTGTCCGTCAGGAGATTGAGGCTGTAGGCGCTTCGCAGATTACTGACGTGCTGTCCTGGGAGACGGGCGAGGACGGGCAGATATCGTCTGTTTCTATTGTGCCGTCTGCTGAGTTGCCGGAGCGGGCACGCCGGGGGATTAAGAAGATCAAGATTACGCCATCGGCTTTTGGCAATCAGGTTGAGATCGAGATGCACGACAAGCTTGGTGCCTTGCGATTGCTGGCGCGTGCCGAGGGCTTGCTGGACGGGATGGAGGATGCCGACAAGCGGCCCAGCTTGGTAGGGATCAATTTACGTGGGCCGATGGAGGTTGTTGATGGCGAGGGCAAAAGCGGCGACGGACAAGACGAAGCAACCGAAAAAGCCGGTTGAGCATGAGGTTTTGCAGGGGCTGGATCTTGATTTCAGCAAGTCGCCGGTTGTCTGGCGGTTTCTGAATGACGATAGTTTTGTGCGTGGATTGCTGGGGCCGGTTGGGTCCGGCAAGTCTTATGCGTCGGCTGCCGAGGTCATCCTGCGGGCGATCCGGCAAGTGCCGTCTCCGATTGACAATATCCGGTACACGCGGTTCGTGATCGTGCGGAACTCGTACCCTGAGCTGCGCACAACGACGATCAAGACGTGGCAGGAGCTGTTCCCGGAAAATGTGTGGGGGCCGATGCGCTGGTCGCCGCCGATCACGCACCACATGAAGCTGCCATCCCGTGGCGACGTGCCTGGGATTGACTGCGAGGTCTTGTTTCTGGCGCTCGACCAGCCGAAGGATGTCCGCAAGCTGCTGTCGCTGGAATTGACCGGCGCATGGGTAAACGAGGCCAGGGAGCTGCCGAAGGCTGTGATCGATGGATTGACCCATCGCGTCGGGCGATATCCTACGAAGTCTCACGGCGGGCCGACCTGGCGCGGCATCTGGATGGATACAAACCCGACTGACGACGATCACTGGTGGTACCGCCTGGCTGAGAAGGAGCCGATCAAGGGGCAATACAAGTGGACGTTTTTCAAGCAGCCTGGTGGCGTGCTGGAGGCGTTTGGCGATGATGATGCCATCTTTTCTGCTGGCAAGTTCTGGCGTGAGAACCCGTCAGCGGAGAACGTCAACAATCTGCCGCCAGGGTATTATGCTCAGATGCTGTCTGGCAAGAACCTGGATTGGATCCGGTGCTATGCCCAGGGCGAGTATGTCTATGTCCAGGAGGGCAGGCCCGTCTGGCATGAGTACGACGATTCGACAATGGCCGAAGACCTGCAGATCCGTGAGGGCGAAGATGTCCACATCGGGCTTGACTTTGGGTTGACGCCTGCTGCCGTGTTCGGCCAGAAGGTCGATGGCCGCTGGCATGTTGTTCATGAGCTTGTGTCGTTTTCGATGGGGCTGGAGAAGTTCACTCATATGCTGCTGTCCGAGATCAATACAAAATTCCGGCTGTCCCAAGTCTTCATATGGGGCGATCCGGCTGGTATGAAGCGAGACGAGATCTTCGAGGTGACGGCCTTCGACCATCTGCAATCTGTCGGCTTGAGGGCGCGGCCTACGGCGTCCAATGATTTTATGGTTCGCCGTGAAGCTGGTGCTGCCCCGATGCAGCGGCTGGTCAACGGCAAGCCCGGCCTGATTGTGGACAGAAACTGCCACCGTATCCGAAAGTCGCTGGCTGGGGGGTATCATTTCAAGCGTGTCGCGGTTGGCGCCGGTCATGAGCGGTTCAAGGACAGCCCAAACAAAAATGAGCATTCCCATGTCGGTGATGCGTTCGGGTATCTCATGATGGGCGGCGGCGAACACAAGTACATAACGCGGGGCAAGTCCGCCCCCGCTGCCAGCCAATACGTTGCATCATCTGACTTTGATGTGTTCTGATGCCTAAAATCACGATTGTGCCGTTTCGCTGGTATCACATCAAGGCCCTCGATATCCGTGAGGCCGAGCAGCGCCATTTTGAGACGATCCCGGACTATATTGAGCGGGTGAAGCAGCAAGAGGTGGACGGCCTGGGGCAAACGGTCATCATCGAAGGTGAGGGACCAGCCTGTTCCTGGGGATACAAGCCGCAATGGCCGGGCGTTTATGAGTGCTGGTTTCTGTCAGGATATCGAATTGAAAGATATCCGATAACAACAATCCGGCAATCCAGATATCAACTTGATATCGACGCTATCAGTTTGCAGGCACATCGATTGCAGATGAGCGTTGATGCAAGCGATGTGAAAGCATTACGATATGCAAAATCTTTAGGGTTTACCAGCGAGGGGTTAATGAAGGCTTACGGCCCCGACAAGCGGGACTATGTGCGCCTTGCGAGGATATTTGAATGACGGCACTGTTCAACAAGCCCAAAGGTGGCGAGGCTATCCAGCAGCAGCAGCTTGAGATGCAGAAAAAGCAGCAGGGAAAGCTCGACGCACAGGAAATTGAAAAGAAGCGCCAGATGGCAGCAATGGTCTCGGCCCGCAGTTCCGGTGGATACCGCCAGCTGATGTCCGGCGGCGACACAGGCCAGACTGACCTTGGCCTATCCAACTCCACGACTTTAGGTATAGGCTCCTGATGCCTACAAATTTCACGTTCAATCCAGGCGTGGAATTGGGTAAACTGAGCGAACCGACCCGCAATATGCTCATGTATATCCAGCGCAACTCGACATTGCCTGATCTAAGTGTCACATCAGGGCATCGGACGATTGAGAAGAATCGCGAGATTGGCGGCGCGAACAGCAGCCAGCACTTGCATGGCAATGCTCTGGACATCCCTATCGCGCATTTGAGCGATGAGCAAAAGTCGAATCTCTTGGCGCAGGCTATCGCAGCCGGTGCAAGAGGCGTCGGGATCTATAAGGGCGGCAAGACGCTGCACATAGACACCCGCAGCAACCCGGCGCTATGGGGTGCGGATCCAAGCGCACCATACGCCAGCGCAAAGCCAGAGGCATTCCCGGCATGGGCGCAGCCACATCTTTCCAAGCTGGTGAGCGCGGGCGGTGGACCTATCCCAAACCCTCCACCCCTTGGCGGCGTCTACAAGGATATTGATGGGGCCGCTACGATGTTCGGCGTCAGCCCCGCATTGCTGCGTGCAACAGCGTGGCGCGAGAGCCGTCTCAAGCCTGGCGCAAAGAATCCGAACAGCAGCGCCGGGGGATTATTCCAGTTCACTGATGCGACGTGGGACAGTATGACTCAAAAGTATGGGGCGCTGGTCAAAATGCCTGCAGGCACGACGCGCTTCGATCCGAAGTGGTCGGCGGTCATGGCGGCAGCACTGACGAAAGAAAACAGCCAGACGATCACGCAGATTACAGGTGCTGCGCCGACGGACGGTGAACTGTACGCCGCGCATTTCCTTGGCGCGTCCGGCGCGGCTCGCTTGATACGGATGGCCAAGGAGGCACCAAACGACACCGCTGCTAATTACTTTGAGAAGGCTGCCGTCGCGAACCCCACCATCTTTTACGATAAAGAGGGCAACGCACGACCGATCTCCTATGTCTACAAAAATCTCACGCAATTGAAGACAGACGGTATGCCTGTCGAGGCACCAGCAGCAACGAAGGCAACAGCCGAAGCAGACGCATTGCTGGGGAAAGAAGCACCTTCAGAGGCCAGGCAGGCTGCCAAAGCAGAGCAACAGGTTGCACCGCATAGGGTTCAGCCGGTCCCTGTAGCACAGCAACAATTGTCGCAGGGGGGTGGTCAGGTTGAGAGTGAAATTGGCAGGATGGCGCAGCGGTTTGGCTTGCGGTCGAAAGGTCTGATCGGATGAAATACCCGCTAACGGTCGAAGATTTGATGAAGCGCTGCGACAGCGCATACGCTCGTAAGCTCAATTGGCGGCAGATTTACCAGGACTGTTACGAATACGCATTGCCGCAGCGCAACTTATACGATGGCGCATACGAGGGTGGCACCCCTGGCCAGAAGAAAATGGGCAAGGTCTTTGACTCGACAGCCATCCACAGCACGCAACGATTCGCCAACCGGTTGCAATCGGGTTTGTTCCCGCCCTATGGCCGGTGGATGCGTCTGGAGCCCGGCCCTGATATTCCTATGGATCGCCGCATTGAGGCCCAGGCGGCCCTCGATATTTATGGGGATAAGTTTTTCACGGTCCTTCGCCAGAGCAATTTCGATCTGGCCATGGGCGAGTTCCTGCTGGACCTGACTGTCGGCACAGCGGCTATGATGGTGCAGCCTGGCAATAGCGACATGCCTGTTCGCTTCCAGCCTGTGCCAGAATATCTTTTGGCGTTTGACGAGGGCGTCGATGGGATCCCTGAGAACGTCTATCGGAAGATGCGGCTCAAGGTTGAGGTGATAGAGGCAACGTGGCCCGATGTTGATCTCAGCGACACGCTGAAGCGTATGCTGATCGAGAAGCCGACAGAAGACGTTGATCTCCTTGAGACGACGACGCACGACATTCAAAAGGACGAGTGGCACTATTGCGTGGTCTTTGCGAAGGACAGGGCAAAGATTGTCCACCGCAAGATGCGGTTCTCGCCCTGGATCATCTCGCGATACAGCAAGCTGGCCGGAGAAGTCTACGGTCGCGGCCCACTGGTTGCCGCGCTGCCCGACATCAAGACGCTGAACAAGACGGTCGAGCTGCTTCTCAAGAATGCGTCGCTGGCAATCAGTGGCGTCTATACGGCGGCAGACGATGGCGTCCTGAACCCGCAGACTGTCAGGATCGTGCCGGGCGCTATCATCGCCGTGGCTCGCAATGGCGGCCCACAGGGTGAAAGCCTCCGGGCATTGCCGCGTGCTGGCGACTTCAACGTGACACAGCTTGTCCTGCAAGAGCTTCGTATGAGCGTCAAGAAGATGCTGCTGGACGATACGCTCCCCCCCGACACCATGTCGGCGCGTTCTGCGACGGAAATTGCCGAGCGCATGAAAGAGTTGGCGACCAATTTGGGTTCTGCGTTTGGTCGCCTCATAACAGAGACGATGGTTCCGATCGTCACCAAAACGCTGCAGATCATGGACGAGAGCGGAATGATCGATTTGCCGCTCAAAGTCAACGGCCTTGAGGTGAAGGTTGTTCCGATCTCGCCAATCGCACAGGCGCAGCAGATGGGCGAAATCGACAAGACTTTGCAATGGTATCAGATTTCGCAGCAGATGGGGCCAGAAGGCCAGATTGCATCGAAGCCTGGCGAGATCGTTGACATGATCGCGGACAGCATGGGCATCCCGGCCCGCGTCCGCACGACGCCGGAGGAGAGACAGCAAAAAATGGAGGAGATGCAGCAGCAGCAGCAGGCCATGATGCTGATGCAGGCGGCGCAGGCCGCTGGACAGGCCGCTGGC